AGATAACGAGCTGGAAGCCTTTATCAAATTCAAGTTTGAGCGCGTCGGGATTAACTATCTGACCATCATCGACCAAAGCGGCATCGAAGCCATCCGCGCCAAACTCACCCAGCAGCTCGGCAATAAAAAAACCGTCAGCTACCTCTACCCACTGGCCGTCACCAACCTGCTTATCGGCAGCATGAATCTGGCAGCCAAAGGCGGATTCCCGCAAGTCGATGGCGATTGCGTCAAGGAGGCTTAACCATGACAACACTAACGATAGGACGCTTTGACGTGTGCGGCTGCACCAAAATCCCCGCCAAATTAAGCAATCAACCCATGACGGGCTATATCGAGCTCAGCCTTGAAGATGATGGATTTTGTCATCAAAAAATCGAATTGCTCGGTAGCAAGCTAGAGCAGCTCCATTGCTTCCTGATTATGAATAAAGGCGAACTCATCGCGCATATTGGCGCATTAAAAGCAATGGTCGCAATAATGGAAGGATACGAACCATGAAATCCGAACTCACGCAAATCCGCGAAGGTAATCGCAAAATCCATCACTGGCGCATCGTGGCGGGCATCTTGGTGTTGCTGTTGGTGCAAGCCATGCTAGGGCGCATGGATGCCGAGGCGCACCTCGCCGAAGCCGAGCGCATCGCCGCGCTGCGCCACAGCGCGCCTGTTGCGCAGCGTCCTGCCCTCACGCTAGGCATCGCTAACGCTGTGACAGGCGGTGTGCTATGAGCCGCGCGATCAGCTACAACAGCCAAGTTGGGCGGATGCTCATCACGCTGCGCGCCGCACCGATGTCGTCGGGCGACTTTAACGAGCTTTACTCATCAGGCTCATGGAGCATCAGCCAGCTTAAGCATCAGGGCTATATCGAGCTGGTGGGTGGGCAATATGTCATCACCGCCGCAGGGCTGGCAGTTTGCCCAATGCGCAATCCTGCTGCGGCAATAGTTGCGCCTGTTGGGCGTAGCTATGCCGCACAAGGAGTAGAAGCGTAATGCGCTGCACTTGCCCCGCCTGCGGTTCGTCATTCAGCCTCGATGCGCTGCTCGGCAACGAGGGCGCGCGCGATGCAGTGATGGCGGCGTTGGCTTTTCCTGCGCCGTTGGGTCAGCAGATGATTCGCTATCTGGCGTTGTTCCGTCCCGCCCAGCGCAGCATCTCGCTAGACCGCATCGCCAATCTCATCAACGAGCTGTTGCCGATGATTCAAGCCGCCGCCATTACGCGCAATGGGCGTATCTATAACGCGCCGCAAGACTACTGGCGCATGGCGATGGAAGACATGGTCGGCAAGCGCGGCACAGGGAGCTTGACCTTGCCACTCAAAAGCCACGGCTATCTGCTCGCCATCATCGAAGGCTACAACCTCAAGGCAGAGCAACGCCAAGAGACGGCTAGCGAAGCCCGTCGCGGTGGAGTAACGCCTATCACCGCTGTTCCTGCCGCTCAGCAGGTGCACCCGCTGTTAAGTGCACCTGTTAAGCCACGCAGCGAGATGCCTGAATCGCTTATATGCAAGACCAAGCCCAATGACACGACATAAAACCCGCAACCGCACCACCCGCCGCCGTACTCACTTAATTTTTTACCATCTCAACAGGACTTTTAATTATGGCAACCCAAAACAAAACCCGCCTCAAAACCCAAGCCGCCGTCTATGTGCCGCAAAGCCGTGACGATGTCGCTGCCGACATTCGCAAAATCGGCGACCTGCAACGCCAAATGCTGCGCACCAGCACCGAGATGAACGATGTCATTGCGCATATCACCGCGCAATTTCAGCCGCATCTCGATGCCACCGCCGAGCAACTCAAAACCCTGCAAGACGGTGTGCAAGGCTATTGCGAGGCGCATCGCCATGAGCTGACCAACGAGGGCAAAGTCAAAACTGCCAACCTGATTACGGGCGAAGTGCAATGGCGACAACGCCCCCCCAGCGTGCGTATCAGCAAATCCGAAGTGGTGCTGGAGACGTTGGCGCGCTTGGGCTTGTCACGTTTCATCCGCAAGGTTGAAGAGGTCAACAAGGCTGCCATCTTGGATGAACCCGATGCCGTGCGCGGTGTGGCAGGCATCACCGTCGTGACAGGCGTGGAAGATTTTGTGATTACCCCGTTTGAGCAAGAAGTCAAAGCCTAGCCTCATGTCTCCGACATGCTGGTCGGGGACATCGGGAAACGTTTTGGCCACAGAAGGAGCATAACCATGAGCAACCAATACCCCGCTAAATTCAAAGCCGACGCGCTTAAAGCGCGCGAGATTCAGCTTATCCACGTTGCCCGTCAAAAGGTGGGCATGGATGAAGCCACTTACCGCGCCTTGCTGCACGACCGCTTTGGTCTGGCCAGCAGCACCGCGATGGACTGGAAGCAGCGCAAGCAATTGCTCGACCATTTCAAAACACTGGGCTTCAAAGCTGTGCCGTCCAAGAAACGCCCCCAGTCGCGTCCGCTGGCGGGTGACCCGCAAAGCACCAAAATCCGCGAACTGTGGCTGACGCTGCACACCAACGGTAAGGTGCGCAACCCAGACGAATCCGCGCTGGCTGCGTTTGTGAAACGTCAAACTAAAGTTGATGCGCTGCAATGGCTGAACAGTGCGCAAGCCTCCAAAGTAATCGAGGAACTCAAAAAATGGCTAGTCCGCTAATCCTCCCCTTAAGCCTCACGGCTGAAGACTTGCACCTACTGCCGCCTTCGATGCAGGCATTGGCGCAAGTCGTCGGCATCACCGCACTGCTCGACTTGGTGGCGGCATATGGTGGCACGCCGCTGTTTGTCCCCAGCAAAGGCACGAGCAATCTTGAGCTCCAGCGCGTGCTAGGCAAGCCTGCCTTTACCGCCCTGCAAGCTCACTACGCGGGCGACCGCTTAGAGATTGCCCTGTGCGACCGTGCGCTGCGCATCATCTTGCATCGCAACATCCGCGCTGACTTGCTGGCAGGCATGACTAAAATCGCCATCGCAAGGAAGTATCGCTACACCGTGCGCGGGATTTTTGACATCGAGATGCGCGGCGAACCCGCCGATAAAAATTTAAGCCTGTTTTAGGCGTTCAACTGCTTATCTGGAGCAAGGATGCCACCCGCTCCGCATTATCCTCGCCAGCCCGATTCATAAATCAAATTTGCCGCCTCGGCTGTGCTAAGTTTGACAACGCAAAACGCCCCCCGCTATACTTTGCCCGTCTTCATTTAGCATTTTTCCCCGTCATCATGGGTAAACACCTCAAAAACATTCTGCAAGGGATGAGCCTAGCGTTACAGGTTCGCCCTGTTGCGCGCGACTATCTCACGCCTTCGCGTGATGGTTTTGCGCAAGATGCGCAAGCGTTGCGGGGTGATTTTGTCGCGGTCGGTAACGATATGCGTACCGTATTAAAACGCGATGAGCCGTCACACTACCGCACACGTTAAGTCGCACAATGGTGAAATGGTGCTGCAAGACCATCAAACCGATGCGCCACTGTTGCCGGTTGCGAGCATAGAACGCTTGCATCAAGTTCGCCCTGATCGTGTCGATTGGGTATTTGAACAAACGCAAATCGAAGCAGAAAACCGCCGCATCGAACGCCACCGCACCAATCTGTATATTTTTATCGAGCGCATGGTTGGGATGGTTTTTGCATTGACTATCGGTTTAAGCGGCATTCTCGGCGGCTTATATGCCGCGATTCAAGGTCACGAATGGTTAGGCGGTGTGGTGGCGACCGTAACTATCGGCACGCTAGCGGGCAATTTTCTAATTCAGCGTAAAAAATAACTCAGCCTATTCGCCCCTAATAAAGCCCGCCGCATGCGGGCTTTATTACATCTGCAAGCCACCTTGTGCGGAAGCTCTTCCGCTTATCTCGCCCGTCTCGCCCGCGCAAAATGCAGGGCATGAACTCACCTAACCCCATCCAAATTTTTAAGACCGGCAAGCACACTGCGATGAGCGGTGCGGCGTTGTCTTTTTCTGAATCTGACTTAGCTGCTACTGCCGCCGCATATGACGTCGCTAAGCATGAAGCCCCGCTAGTGTGCGGTCATCCTCAGCACGACGCGCCTGCGTATGGCTGGGTCAGCAGCTTGAGCTTTGCCGAGGGCGCGCTTGATGCGCAGCCCGCGCAGCTCAATGCCGATTTCGCCGAGCTGGTCGCCAGTGGCGCATTCAAAAAAATCTCCGCTTCGTTTTATTCCCCCGATTCGCCGTCTAACCCTGTGCCTGGTGTTTTTTATCTGCGTCATGTGGGGTTTTTGGGTGCGCAGCCGCCTGCCGTTAAAGGGATGCGTAATCCATCTTTTGCTGATAACGAGCAAGGCATTGTCGAGTTTTCGGAATGGGACGATGTGGATAACGCTAGCTTGTGGCGCGGGCTGCGTGATTGGATTTTGGGTAAGTTTGGTCAGGATGAAGCAGACAAAGCGGTGAGTGGCTATACCGTTAAAAATCTGGAGCAGGCCGCTCAAAATGAGTTGAACGAAGCGCAACAATCAGCGGGGGCAGTCGCACCCGCATTTACTGAAAAGGAAGTCACTGTGAGCCCTGAAGAAAAAGCCAGTCTGGAGGCGGAAAACGCCAGTCTAAAAGCCCGTTTAGCCGCTGCCGACGCACAGGCTAAAGCCACTCATGTTGCTAGCGTTCATGCCGCTAATGCTGCTTTTGCCGAAGGCTTGGTGAGTGCGGGTACGTTGTTGCCTGTGCATCAAGCGGTTGCGGTCGCGACCTTGAATCATCTGGCAACAGCGGAGCAGGTCGTCGAGTTTGGCGAAGGTGATGCCAAGCAGCCCTTGCTCGATGCGCTGAAAGGCTTGCTCACAGCGATGCCTAAGGTCGTGGAGTTCAGCGAGGTGGCAGGTTCGGGGCGTTCTGTGGTTAGCGAGGTTGAGCTAACTCCGCATGACATTGCGGCCCAGGCTGTTGCCTTTCAAGAATCTGAGTCTAAAGCAGGTCGCGTTCTGACCACCGCTCAGGCAGTGCAGCATATTGTTCAATTAACCCAAGGAGTTTAACCATGAGTAATGCCGTTTTAATTAAAAACCTAAAAGCCGAAGCCGCAACCCCTGCTTTTACGGTGGTGAAGTTTGGTGCAGCCGATGGCGCAGTGCTGCCCGCTGCTGCGGTGGCCGATAAGCTGTTTGGCGTTTCCACTGATGTTGCCGCGCTGCTTGGCGAGCGTTGCGATGTGATTGTCAGCGGGCTGGCAGATGTGTTGTTTGGTGGGGTTGTCACGCGCGGTGATTTGCTCACTACCGATGCCTTAGGTCGTGCTGTGACGGCTGTCCCTGCGGCGGGGGTGAACAATCGCATCATCGGTACGGCTTTTGTGTCTGGCGTGTTAGGCGATGTTGGCGCGGTGTTGATTAGCTTGGCTTCGGCACAAGGTTAAGCGTTTTTTCTAAATTTTTAAGGAGTATTTGATGAGCACAACAGCTTTTCCCCTCAATCCCGCGCTGACTGCGATTGCGATTGCTTTTAATAATCCCGATGCGCAGCTGATTGCTGACCGCGTGTTGCCACGCGTACCCACTGCCAAAAAATTCAGCTATACCAAATACGATGCGGCACAAGGTTACACCGTGCCAGACACCAAGGTGGGGCGCAAATCTGAACCAAATATGGTGGATTTCGGTGGCATGTTGCTGACCGATGAATGTGTTGATTACGGCTTGGATGATTTGTTGCCGAATGACGAAGTTGCCGCCTTTGATGCGATGCCTAAGCCTGCGACTGGCGGCCCTGTTTCACCGAGCGCATTGTCAACCATGATGCTGACAGGCTTGTTGCAGCTTGACCGTGAAGTGCGTGTCGCCAATACCGTGTTCAATGCCGCCAGTTTTGCCGCTGCGAATCAGGCCACTTTAGCAGGCGCAACGCAATGGTCTGATCGCGTCAATAGTGACCCGCTCAACTCTATTACCAATGCGATGGATGTGCCGTTAGTCCGCCCGAATCGCATGGTGATTGGGCAGTTGGCTTGGACGCAATTGCGTCAGCATCCCAAAATTGTGCAAGCCGTCGGCAAGAGTGCGCAAACCGCAGGTTACGCCTCGTTGGAGTCCATCGCCGAGCTGTTAGAGCTGCAAGAAATCATTGTGGGTCGCTCGGTTTACAACACGGCGAAAAAAGGTCAAGCCCCCACTTATGCGCGTGCCTGGGGTAAGCATTGCGCCTTGTTACATATTGATTCGCTCGCTGCGCAATTGGGTCAACCCACCTTTGGTTGGACGGCGCAGTTTGGTTCACGCATCGCCGGTGAGATTGCTGAGCCTAAAGCGGGTCTGCGCGGCGGTGTGCGCATCCGTTCTGGCGAGAGCGTCAAAGAAATCGTGGTCTCTAGCGAAGCGGGTTATTTCTTCCAAAACTGCGTCATTTAATCATGCTGCCCCTGCGGGGGCGCGAGGAGAGTTGTATGGCTACTAAAATTTATAGTGTGTTATCCCCAGTCGAGTTTAACCATAAGCGTTATGAAATTGGCGCAACGCTGGAGCTGGATGACGAACATGCCGAAGGCTTGTTGCGTGTGGCAGCGGTTGCAGCGAGTGCCCAGCCGTTGCGTGCTGAGCAAATCGCCAATGCGATTGCTGCGTTGGATACTGAAGACGGCAAGTTGTGGTTGAAAGACGGTAAGCCTTCTACCGAGGCGATTGCTGCAATCACAGGCTTTGCAGTGTCTGGGGCGGAGCGTAACGAAGCATGGGCAGCCATTGTGGCGGCGCAGGGCTAAGTAGATGCGTTACGCCACGCTCACCGACATGCTTGCCCAGTTTGGCGAACGCGAAGTGATTGCGATTGCTGACCGCAATCGTGATGGGGTGGTTGACCAAGCCATGCTCGATGCCGCGCTCGATCGTGCCAGCACCAAGATGGATAGTTATCTGGCAGCGCGTTATAGCTTGCCGTTAGCTAGCGTGCCAGGCGTGTTGGTCGAGGTGTGTTGCGACATTTGCCGTTACAACCTATGTGGCACAGAAGTCACCGAAACTGACGTGGTGCGGCTACGTTACAAAGACGCGATTAAAACCTTGGAACAGCTCCGTGATGGCAAGCTGGATGTGGGTTTAACCCTAGCAGGGCAAGCCGTTGTTGATATTCCCTCCGTGCAAATTATCGGTGGTGGTCGCGCCTTTAGTCGTAGCCAGTTGGGTGATTATTAGCCATGCTGACCACCATCGAGCTTGCCATGATTGCCGCCATTAAAGCGTATCCACTTGGTTACCCACTTGCCACGGTGGCGAGTTATGGCGGTGAGTTGGACGGTGATTTAGAGCATGTGGTACGGGTTTTTCCTGCTGTCTGGGTGACTTTTTCAGGGAGTGGCAAGCCCGAACGTACTGGCAGTGGCACTTGGCGCGTGCCTTGCACTTTTGTCGTGATGTGTGGCGTGCGCAGTCCCCGCGATGAGCAATCCACCCGTCATGGCTTAAGCGTCGCAGGTCAGCTACGCGAAGTGGGTGTCTATCGCTTGCTCAGTGATACCCGTGATGTGTTACTCAATGCTGATTTAGGCTTGGCTATTAGCCCTTTCTCACCAGGGGCGGTGCGTACCTTATTCAACACGCAATTACGCGGCGATGCCCTCGCGGTGTTTGGACAGGAGTGGCATAGCAGCTATGTGTTACATCAAGCGGCTATACCCGCTAAACCAGTAGGCAACTTTAATACCCTAGGCATGAGCTTAGTCAGCACAACGGGAAAATACCTCGCTACTGAGCAAGTTATCACCCAAGTTATTCCGCTCTAAAACGTTTTTTAACAGGAGAAAAAATCATGCAAGTACAAGCAGCCCAAGGCTTAAAAGTCCCGATGGAAGACAAGCCACATGACTACATCACCGATGCCATCGTAATCGAGGTTCCTGACACCGCCTATTACCAACGCCGTATCAGCGATGGCGATTTGCTCGCCGTTGTGAGCTCAACTAAACCCACTAAGGGAGCGATTTAATCATGGCATCTGCTAACGTCGCTTTCGCAAGCATCCCGTCCAGTATTCGCAAGCCGGGCAAGTACTTCGAGTTCAATACCTCGCTGGCCGTGCGCACGCTGCCGGGCAATCTGCAAAAGACCTTGATCGTCGGTCAGAAGCTGGCTGCTGGCACCATTCCCGCCAATACGCCGGTGGACGTGTTCTCCGATGTGGATGCCGCTACTTTCTTTGGTCGCGGCTCGGTGGCGCATCTGATGGCGCGCGCGGCATTGCAGGCCAATAACTATCTGGCTCTGACCATGATCGCGCTGGATGATGCCGCTGCCTCTATCGCCGCATCCTCGACCGTTACTTTCACAGGTAATGCCACCGGTGGCGGCAATGCCACTTTGAGCGTGGGCGATCAGTCTGTCGTGATTGCGATCAGCAATGGCGATACACCTGCCATCATTGCTGCTGCGCTGGCCGCACAAATTGCCAAGCAGCCTGATATGGCGGTGACGGCTGTCGCTGCATTGGGTGTGGTGACGCTGACTGCCAAGAACAAAGGCACGCTGGGTAACTTCATCAAAACCAGTTGTGTAGATACCGCAGCAGGCACCGCTGTGGTGACAACCGCAATGGTAGGCGGCGCGACTGACCCGACTATCGCTACCGCGTTGGCCACGGTATTCGCCGCCGGTCACAACATCATCATTTCCGCTTGGAACGATGCGGTCAATCTGACCGCGCTGCGCACGCACTTGGACAGCGTATCGGGCCCATTGGAACAACGCGGCGCAATCGGTATCTACGCGCACACCGGCACGCTGGCGCAATCCACCACACTGGCCGCCAGTATCAACAGTGGCCGTATCAGCTGCTTGTTGTTGCCCAGCGGCTTTGAAGAAAGCTGCGAAGTGGCAGCAGCCTATGGTGCGGTGGTGGCAAGCGAGGAAGATCCCGCGCGTCCGCTCAATACGCTGCCGCTCACCGGCATCATGGCGAATCCGTTGGCGAACCGCTCTAGCCGTACCGAACAGGAAAACGCCCTGTACAACGGTGTGACACCTACCGAGGTCGGCCCAGGCGACAAGGTGCAGATCGTGCGCGCCATCACCACCTACACGCTCGACCCGCAAGGCGTACCTGATACCAGCCTGCTCGACTTGACCACGATCCGCACGTTGGACTATGTACGCAAAGCCTGCCGTGAGCGTATTGCCCTGCGCTTCCCGCGCGACAAGCTTTCGGCACGCACAGCGGACAAGGTTCGCTCTGAGTTGCTGGACGTGCTGTACAAGCTGGAAGAGCTGGAGATCGTGCAGAACGTCGAACAGTGGAAATCGCAACTGATCGTCGAACGCGATCTCCAAGACCCGAACCGCCTGAATGCCAAGATTCCAACCAACGTAGTGAATGGTCTACATGTGTTCGCTGGTCGCATTGATTTGATTCTTTGACGCGTAGGGGCGTGATTTATCACGCCCCAAATCACCACTAGGCGCAATGAATTGCGCCACTACCCAGGAGAAACAACATGGCACTGCAAGAATATTTAGGCGCAATCGTGATGGAAGTGAACGGCCAAGAGGTCGAGATCGAATCACTGGATGTCACCACCAAGACGGGCCGCAAGTTGGTCAAGACGATGAACAAAACGGGTCGCGCCAAAGGCTTCGCGCGCGGCATCGAGGAGATCGACTTGAAGATTACGGCCGTCATCCCACTGACTGGCGACATCGACTGGAAAGGCATCGAGGGCGCGAAAATCACCATCTACCCGCAAACCGTGGGCGGCAAGCGCACCAGTTACCAGGATTGCTTCACCATCGACGTGGGCAAAAAATACACCGTCGACGGCGAAGCCAAGCAGGACTTGAGCATGGCGGCGTTGAAAGAGGTGGTTGAATAATGAGCGACTTGCTTGAGCGTTTGAAGGCGGGCAAGTCCGCCGTTGCCAAGGTGACGATCAGCGGCGTGGACTTCGGTTTGCGCGTGCTGTCTGAGCAGGATTATCTGGAAGCAGGGATGGCGGCAGAAGCAGCGATGAAGGCGGCGGGAGTTGAACTGTCAGTCGCTACCGCTGAGCTGTTCGAGACCGAAAAATCCAGTCAGTTGCTGCTGCGTGCGCTGGTTAACCCTGCTGATAACAAAGCGGTGGCGACCACTGCAAAAGAGCTGCGTGCAGCCTTGTCACGTGAAGAAGTGGCTTACCTCATTGAGCAGTACTTGAGCCATGAAAAAACCATTTCGCCATCGGAGCGCAACCTGTCTGATGATGATTTGATGGCCTTGCTAGAGGAGGTAAAAAAAACGCCGCAGACGCTGCGTTTGAACGATTTAAGTTTCGCTATGCTGAAAAGGCTTATTACTATTTCGGTGTCGCAGCCTGCCAGTTAACGCACGGTCAATGGTTGTGGCTGTTGGGGATGGTGGTTGCCGAAAATAGCCCAGCAGAGGATGGGAAAAAGAAAACCTTCAAGGCAACGCGCAGGCTTAAGAAAGCAGGCGGCGGCTAATGATGATGGTGCGCAAGAGCAAGCGGAACAGTTGAAGTGCGCACCATTTCAAGCTCAGACCTATAAACATGATAGGGCTAATCAGTACCCCAAACAGGATACGTACCCACAGAAACTGCCCTGCCCATGCTGCAATGGCAAATGCCGCATCGGCTACCCATAGGAGCAGATTGGGTAGGAAAAACAGGAATAGCAGCACGGCGAGGATGTTCATAGAGGCACTATAAAACCATGAGTTCTAACCTGCAACTGTTTTTACGCATCACTGCATTAGGCGGCGCAGCTGCTACTCAAACGCTAGGCAAGATGCGTCGCGAGCTGAGTGACTTGTCGCATTCACTCAACAGCTTTTCATTAGCCTCCAAAGCTGCTTTTGCCTATACAGGGTTTAATGCCGCAGGGTTTGCGAAAGACGCGTTCAAAACCAATCTTGACTTCCATCGCGACTTGTTAGAAATGAAGCAAACGGCAGGTATGTCTGCCGCCCAGATGGCGAGTGCTAAAAAACACATCATGGAAGCCTCCAGCAAGATGTTGGCAACCCCTCAAGAAATGCTGGAGGGCTTGCGTGCTTTTACTGCTGCTGGGGAGAAATATGACTTTGCTATTGCAGCAGTAGATGAATCTGCTCGTGCTGCCTCTGCTTTTTTTTCACGTCCTGTTGAGATTGCCAATATGGACGTTGATTTGAAGCAAAAATCTAAACTGCGTGCCGACCAACTGGCGCAAGCTCATAACATGTTGCTCGGTCATGCGCGTAGCGGTCGTTATGAAACACGTGCGATGTCAATGGATGCCCCGCGCACGCTGAATACGATGGCTGGTGCAGGATTCGTGGGTATTGAAGGCGTGAATCTAATGGGGACACTGACGCAGCAATTGATGAAGCTTGCCCCGTCAACGCAACCGTCCGAGGTTGCGACTTATATGGAGCACTTCCTAGCGCACCTCACCCAGCCGCACTATGTGCAAGGGTTGGCTAAGGCAGGTATTGATATTAAGAAATATATGCCAGGCGGCAAGTTTGGTGGGGTTAATAAACAAGGTGATGCTATCGGTGGACAAGCCGCTGTCGATAGTTTTTTTTCCTTACTAGATGAGTTTAATCGTAAAGGTATGAAAGACCCATTCAAGATGGGTGAGGCTGGTTTTCGTGAGATGTACACCAGCAAGGCCGCCATGCAATCATTGCAAAATGTAGCTGCCTTACGTTCGGGCATGAAGGATGGTGTTGAGTGGGCGAAAACAGATTTAATTAGTGCCGCTAATGCCGAAATTAAGGTTGCCGATTTTGGCAAAATTAAAGCCGCTGAGATTGTGGTAGAAAAAGCCAAATTATCGAATGGTGCAACCGAAGCAACAGGAGGTGTTGCCTCGGTATTTTCAGGTGCGGCGGAGTTTTATGACCAGCACAAGGTCGCAACCAGTGCCGCACTAGCAGGTGGTGGTGTGATGCTGGCAAGGTTGGCTTACAAAAAAGTCACAGGCGGTGGTGGTACGGGTGGTTTACTCGAAAAGGTATTGGGTAAAACTGGTCAGCAGAATGTATTTGTCACCAACTGGCCAAGTTCAATGCTCTCGCCTTCTGAGCAAATGCGACAAAAACGTGAAAGTCGCAGTGGTGATACCGTTGTGGCAGGCGGCGCAGCATCGGGCAACTCCCGTGGGGCGCGGGTTAAGAGCGGCGCGCTGACTGGCTTGAAATGGGGCGGCGTATTGACGGCAGCAACATCTGGCTATGCCGCATGGGATATTGCTCACAGCGACGCATCAGAACAAGAAAAGAAAGACGAATACAAAAAGCTCGCAGGCAGTACAACAGGTGCGGTGATAGGTGGTGCAATCGGTGGCGCAGCAGGGGCATTCTTTTTCGGTGCAGGCGCAATCCCAGGCTCCGTGGTCGGCTCGACACTAGGGGGAATGGCAGGGGATTATTTGGCAAGCCCTGAAAAAAGTGTCATGGATAATTACCAAGCTGGGAATGCTCAGGTTGCAGATAAAATCGTTCAAGGTATCAATGAGCGTCCTATGCTATTAACCACCGTAGTCAATCTAAACGACCAGCAAATTGCTGAAGTCATCAATGCAGTAAACGCCCGCGAATCGCGCCGCAACTAACCCCCAATCCTAGTTGTTAACGGAAGCCTTTCCGCCTTAAACCCCTCCCCGCGTGCGCGTAAGCTGCGCAAATGCCTTGGCCATCCAACTATCTCGCTGCGAGCTTTCGCGATATTCCTTTCGATTGTATTTCGACAGGCGAAGAGGTCGCGCGTGCCACGGTGGCGCATAGCTATCCGTTTAATGATGGCGCAGAGATTGAAGATTTAGGCTTGACTGCCACGCGCCACAGCGTGCGCGCAATTTTGTTTGGGCTGAATGCCGAGCGTAATTTACGGCAGCTTAAAGACGCGCTCGATGCCGCTGGTGCGGGTGATTTTGTTCATCCTGTCTATGGTTTGCTGTATGTCGTAGTCGATAGCTACAAGCCCGCCTTTGATGCCGACAACACTGACTCAGTCGCACTCGATATTAGTTTTATCGAGACCGCTAAACCTACCCCATTTTTTGATTTAGCCATTCCCGAAGCTAAGAGCGATGCACTCAGCAGCGCGGTTGAGGCTAGTTTTGTTGCTGCTAGCATGGCCGTGTCTTTTAATCTCCGCGAGTTGTTAGCGCAAGCCAATAATTCACGCGTGATGCAGTTGGCGACAACGCTGAGTACCACGATGGCTCAAGTCGCGCAGCTGAGTGCGGCGGTGCAAAATGCTGCGCAAAGCTATCTCGATATGCCCACGATGCTGCTATCTGACATGCGCCGCATGATGACGGCACTCGTTCCGCATCTGACCTTGTCTGGTTCGCCTGCCTCGCTGCAAGGCTTTGCTGCCGCCAATGCGCAGCTCAATCTGGCCAGTGCGCAGCCCTCGCTCGCGGCAGGTGCGCCCGCTAGCGTCTTATCTGACACCGCGTTGCTCAGTTTTAATGCCCAGCTCACTGCTAGCTTGATATTGGCGCAAGCTGCTCAAGCGGTGTTGCTGGCTGAGCTGGCAAGTCCGCTCGGCTCACCCACTGCGATTGAGGCGATGAGCAATACGGTGCGTGCGCAGCTGCAAATGCAGCTTGATGCTGCGCAGGCGTTATATCCATTAGAGCTGGCTCGCCCGCTTGTCGAATCATTAAAGAATGTTGCCCTCGCCTTGCAGCAGCTTGCCACGCAGGTCATCGTGGCGCGTCCGCCCTTGTTGTTGCGCGCCTCCCCAGTGTCTGGCAATTTGCGCTTGATTGCCCACGCGCTGTACGCCGACCATGCGCGCGCGCCTGAATTAGCGCGCCTCAATCCGCTGCTGCGTCAGCCTAATTTTATTGCGCAAGGAGCTTTGCTGTATGCCTTTGCCCAATAGTTCCAACGATAAAGTGAGTCTGTCTATTGGCGGGGTGTCTCATGCCGACTGGCTGAGTTACGAGATTGATTCAGATTTGCTCACCCCCGCCGATGCATGGCGCATGAGTTTAGGGGGGGCACAGCCTTTACCTGATACGGTACAAGCTGGGGCAGATTGTGTCATTCGCATGGGTTCGGACACTGTAATGGTCGGGGTCGTCGATGAGATAGCGGAACAAATCGACAAGCGTGGCCACAGCATCAGCCTATCAGGACGCGACATGGCGGGGCAGCTACTCGATTGCAGCGCACCGCTATTTAACGAGCTGCAAGTGCCCCTGTTGCGCATTGTCAAAGCCCTTTGTGACCCGTTAAAAATCACCGCTTACCGCATTGATGCCGTCCCCGCTGTGGCGCGTCATAAAATTGCCGTTACACCAGGTAATAATGGCTGGCAGGTGTTGCAAAACGCTGCCGAGGCAAACGGCTTATGGCCGTGGTTTGAGCCTGCTGGCACGCTGGTATTGGGTCGCCCTGATGTACCTAAAGATGCCAATACCTCATTGCGCTTGTCGCGCAGCAGCCCTGAATGGAACAACGTGTTGAGCGCGACCTTTACCCGCAGCCTGCACGATGTGTATAGCGAAGTGCGTATCTTGGGACAAGCCGCAGGCTTGGAAGGCACGCGTGCGATGCGTGGGGTATGGGGACATGCCACCGCCGACAATCCCGTGCGACCGCGCTTAAAAATCAGCACTGACTACGAATCTGATAACCCTAAAATTGCCGAGCTGCGTGCTAAAAAAGAACTCGCCGATGGTTTGCTCAAAGCGCAAACCCTCAAGTGCAGTGTGCGTGGGCATCGTACCGAGGAAGGCGTGTTATGGACACCAGGGATGCGTGTCGCCCTTGCCCTCGATGCGTTGGGTGTGAATGGCGTTTGGCTGCTGATGTCGCGCACCTTGCGTGGTGGCCGCGAGGGCGGCACAACCACCGAACTGACGCTGTATCAAGATGGCTTATGGCAAATTGACGCGCATCCGCATAGCCGCGTGCAACGCAAGGCAAAACTAGCAGCGGCAGCGTCGGGCGTGCAGCAATGAGTATCCTTTTATGATCCGCGAAATACATCGCCATATCGAGCGCGCTTTAAGCGGCATCCGCTTAGGCTTTCGTGGCAAGCTCACGCGTAACAATAGTGCATCTGCTATCCAAACCGCGCAGGTGGCAGGGCTGGCGGATGAGCTGCTGCAATCCGTTGAGCTGCTACAACATTACGGCTACACCAGCCACCCGCCGCCTGATAGCGAGTGCATCATCTTGCCGCTTGGCGGGTGCAGCGCGCACAGCATTGTGATTGCCACCGAACACGGTACTTATCGGCTTAAAAGTCTCAAAGCAGGAGAGGTCGCGCTGTATAGCGATGAGGGTGATAGCGTGATACTCAAGCGCGGTCGCAACATGGAAGTGACCACCCAAACGCTCACCGTCGCGGCGGCTAAAGAAGTCAATCTCAACACCGTCACGCTTAATATCAACGCTAGCACAGCCGTCAATATCACCAGTCCTAGTGTCACGCTGTCAGGGAATCTCACCGTGCAAGGCGCAGTTGTCGCGAGCGGTAATATCATCAGCAGTGGTAATTTAATCGACAGTAGCGGTAAAACCATGGCGGCAATCCGTACCACCTATAACGGCCACACCCACGTTGCACCAAACGGCACAACGGCGGCTCCGACCGCACAGATGTAAGGAACATTATGCAAGATGCCTATCTCGATCCCGCCAACCAAGACTATCGCCTCAATGCAGGTCAGTTGGCGCGTGACCCTGCTGCTGGCTTGGCGAATGCGGTGTATTTACGCTTAATGACTCCTTTGGGTAGCTATTGGGCAGACCCAGCCTTGGGTAGCCGCTTGCATGAACTACAGCGTGAGAAAGACATTGCGCGTGTGCCGCGCTTAGCCCAGCAATATGCCGAGCTTGCTCTACAACCGCTCCTGCTTGCTGCCCGCGCCCGAAAAATTGAAATTGTCACGCAGCGTGATGCAGGGCGATTAAGTCTAGTCATTAGCCTCACTCAAACGACGGGCGCAACAGCCACTTTTACCCATCCTGTCAAAATCGCAGGCTAGTTTTTTGCAACGCTGTCCAATGACTGGCGGAAGCTCTTCCGCTTTGGCGTGTGTTGTCGGCGGCTTGCCGCCCTACAACCACGGACATGCCCCTTGCGGGTATTTCGACGGAAGCTCTTCCGCTTATCCCGCCTCATGCCCCTGCGTAAGCTGCGGCTATGTTTCCTACCCCTGATTATTCCGCTTTGCGCGCCGCCCTGTTGCGCGACATTTCCAACCAGTTGCCCGATGCGGCGGTCGGAGCTGACTCCGATTTTGCGATTCGCGCTAATGCGGTTGCGGCGGCAATCGAGGGGCTTTATCAGCATCAACAGTGGATAGTGCGCCAGATGCTGCCCGACACCGCTGATGCAGATTATCTAGAACGTTGGGCGGGGCTGTACAGCATCGTGCGCAAAGCAGCCGTGGCTGCATCGGGCTCGATTACCTTTGCTTTAACCAGCGGTGGGCTAATCCCCGCTGGCACGGAGGCAAAGTCGGCAGACGGCACAGCGTTTGTAACCACCGCCGCAGGGAGTTTGGCGGCAGCGGGCGCACTCACGCTAGCAGCGGTCGCGGTGTTGCCAGGTGCGGCGGGAAATCTAGCGGCTAGCAGCGCGCTGACTTTATCGGCTGCGCCTGCTGGGGTGGCAAATTTAGCCTCGCTCGTCATCGCTATGGCAGGTGGCGCAGATAGCGAATCGGATGCCGCCTTATTGGCGCGGCTATTAAGCCGTTTGCGTCGTCCGCCTCATGGTGGCAATGCCGCTGATTATTTAAGCTGGGCGCAAGCAGTGGCAGGCGTAGCAGAAGCCTATGTTTATCCCATGCGGCGCGGGCTCGGTACGGTCGATGTCGTCATCGAGGGGGTAGGCGGGGGTTTGCCCAGTGCACAGCTCATTAGCGCGACCCAAGCTGCAATTAACCTAGTTAAGCCTGTCACGGCGAATTGTTTAGTGTTGGCAGCAGTGCATATCCCCGTCGCAGTCACCGCTGTTTTAAGCTTAAACAGCGGCACGCTGGCACAAGCCAGTGCCGTCATCAATACTGGCTTGACTGCTTATTTTGCGCAGCTCAAGCCAGGTGATAGCGTTATCAAATCGCGCCTCGCTGCCATCATCGCCGATGCGCCTGGCGTACTCGACTTTAATCTCACCGCCCCCATAGCGAATGTTAATACGCAAGTCACTGCCAATGCGGTTGAGTTGCCTATCTTGGGCGCGGTTAATTTAAGCTGATGAAGACGCATACCGACCTGTTGCGCCAATTGTTGCCCGCTAGCTATAACAGCATTGGGCGCGTTTTAACGGCTAGCCTGAGCGCGGAAGGCAATGCCTTAGATAACGTCGCCCTCTATGCCAATCAACTGCTCATCGAGGCTGATCCACGCACCGCGCTTGGGCTGATTCCCGCGTGGGAACGCGTGCTAGGCAGCGCGCTGAATAGCGATACTGCGGTGCGCCGCGCCACCTTACAAGCCAAGCTCAATGAATTAGGTGGGCAAGATGCCGCGTATTTTATTGCCCTAGCTGCCACGCTAGGCTTTGTTATCAGCATCACCGAATTTCAGCCTAGCAGCATCATGGCGGATGTACTGCTGCCGATGTTTACCCCAGAGTGGTATTTCGTTTGGCAAGTCAATGTCAATGCGGGCTGGAATTATGCCTATGCCCAAGCCGACATTATGGCAACCGTGACCGATGCCTTTGCGCGCTGGAATCAGAACCAAGATTTTGAAGCCCTATTGCGCGAAGACGCGCCCGCGCATACCCAACTTTTATTTGCCTATCACTAAGGAGTTTTAAGATGCAACGCGTTTACGAATCAGGCGCATCGGCTGTGCCACCCACCCCACCCGCCATTCCTTCCATCGGCTACCCATCGCGTGGCAATCCTGCGGCGGGCGCGATGCCCACTGTTCCCGGCCCGTACATGATGCACCAGCTGGTGGAAGAGTTGATGGCCGTTATTACTGCGGGTGGTATTGCACCTGACCCGCTCACGCTCGACCAGCTCAAGCTCGCCCTGGATGCCGTGTATGTGAAAAGGAACGGCACCAGCCCCATCCTGCAAAACTTCCCCGGCCTGACCCGCTCGTTGACGGCACTGGGCGGCGGCTTGGTGCGCGAGTATGTAGACATCCCCAATGCCGCCACGGTGGGCGGTATCGAGATCTGCACGGTGTATAACTGCGCCATCGATCCAGTCACTGGTATATGGGCGGGGCGCGACATTGCCGATATCTGCTGGCTGGAGAAATGGCATGACGTAGCGGGGACTAAAGAGCTATGGATTGCACCGACTGCGGCAGCTGCTACGGTTCCGGTGTGGGTAAATGTATTCAGCCTGAACGCGAATAACGGCAACATGGTCATCGCAGGCACGCTGGCCGCCGCAGCGGCCACCTTACCTACCCATCTGCTGCGCCAAGATCAGGCCACTGCGCAATTTACCCCGGCTAGCTACAGCAGCAAGAACATCAACATCGCTGCCAATACCGCCTTCACTGCCGCACAGTGTTTGGGGCAGATGTATGTAGTCAATCTGAACAATGCCGTACTTTCCCTGCCAGCCCCTAATGCCAATGGCGAAATTACTCTTATCGGTAACATGCCAATTGGCAGTGTGATTTCAGTACCTGCCGGGGTAATTCTGGTTTATCCAGATAGTACCCAAGTTGTAGGCGGGGCGATTGCACTGGGCTATCGTGATGTGGTCACGCTGACCTCCAACGGTGGAGCGTGGTTCATCACATCCATGACCGGCCAGCCCATCGTCAAACCTGCCACACTCCCCAATCAGGCGGTGGCAATGAGCCAAGCCTTCGGCATTGCTCAGACTTGGCAAAATGTCACCGCTACCCGTGCCGCTGGGGTTACATATACAAATAGCACGGGTCGACTGAAAAAAATAAAAGTTTCCGCGCTAGGGACCGTGGCGAATAGCTCAGCCTCCATCTACCCTATAGTAGCGACCGTTTCCCTTCCAACTAACGTTGCTTATGTCCTTACAGCAAATGCAGGTTGGCTTGTAACGTCGGATTTTGAAGTCGCCCCAGGCCAAACATACTCAATAACGCTGGCTGGTTCAGTATTATCAGGCTGGTTTGAATTCTAAGAAGGAGACTGACAATGCAATTATTTATAGATTCCGCTACCCAGCAGCTATATGCACTGGATGACGATGTGGTAGTAATCACCAAGGGCAAGGTGACCACCTGTACTAGCGCGCACGGTGAGGTATTGGCCTTGCCCACGACGTTGGTGTCTTATGTCTCGCCTGCCCCGACCGCTGCCGACCTCGCTGCGCAATTCGCCGCCAACAAAGCTGCCGCACTGATTTCCGTTGACCAGTTCCACGCTGATACCGTACAGCAGCTCGCGGGTAACCCGACTCAAGTGGAAAAAGACTCCTGGGCGATGAAGCTGTCCACCGCCAATGCGGTGGTCGCCAAGGCCGCCGTGAGCGCGGAGGGCATCGCCTTTATGACGGCTCTGGGCCTGATCGCTCCAGCGGGCGCAACGGCGACACAAGTCACCGCTGCCGATGCTGCCAAAGCGATATGGGCAGCCAGGGTGCAAGCCAATGCCGCCAAATTCGCCGGGCTAGTGGGCTTGGCTGACAACCTGCGCACACAAGCCAAAGCCGCGATCACTGCTGCCGTCGACCAAGTTGCGCTTGATGCAGCACAGGTCGCCAACAAAGTGGCCGCACTCGCCGCGATTGCTGCCTTCCCCAAGGTGTGACCATGACAGCCTTGATCGCCTCACTCAAACGTCGCTTGTTGCTGCTGGTGTTCCTGGTAGTCGGGCTGCTTGGCGTATGCCTCGCTACGGCGTGGATGCTGGTGTGTATCGTGTTCGCCCCCAACGGCAAACGTTCCTGGCATATCGCCATTGCACTGGATCAGTTGGCCAACGCCACCACCGGCGGCAGCGAGGATGAAACCATCAGCAGCCGATCTGGTCGCTTAAAACGCGAAGGACGTGGCTGGGCGTGTGTGCTGTGTCGCTTATTGGATTGGCTACAGAAAGACCATTGCAAGAACTCAATCGGGGTGTAAGCCCTGCAAGGCATCAAGAATTCAGAAAGAGAGCGACCGAGATCATGCGTCAACATGGTCTCGGTCACTTTAACCCACAGATATAAGCTGTGAGCCAAAACCTAAGACTCTCTACCACGTCGACGCGGCAAGAGAACCTTAGCATTTTTTTACCTATTAAAAAAGGCTTACACATGAACCAAACCAATTTTGCACCTATTATTCCTTGGATAGGCGGAAAACGCCGTCTCGCCAAGCACATCATTCCGATGTTTCCTGAACATACTTGCTACGTCGAGCCATTCTGCGGTGCGGCCGCAATCTACTTTCTGAAAGGGCAGGCTAAAACTGAGGTACTCAATGACATCAATGGCGAGCTGGTCAATCTTTATCGCGTGGTCAAACACCATTTGGAAGAGTTTACAAGGCAGTTCAAATGGTCGTTAACGAGCCGTCAGATGTTTAAGTGGTTGCAGATTACCCCCGAAGAAACGCTCACCGATATTCAGCGCGCCGCGCGGTTTTTTTATCTGCAAAAGAATGCTTTTGGCGGCAAGGTCAGCGGGCAAAACTTTGGCACAGCAACCACTGCCGCCCCGCGTCTTAACCTGCTGCGCTTAGAGGAAGATTTAAGTTTGGCGCATCTGCGCTTGGCACAAACTTTCATCGAGCATCTAGATTGGGACAAGTGCATCACTAAATATGATCGTACCCACACTTTATTCTATTGCGACCCGCCGTATTGGGGTACAGCAGGCTACGGCGTGAGCTTTGGGCTGGAACAGTATGACCGCTTAGCCGAGCTGGCCAAGACCATCAAAGGCAAGATGGTGATTAGCGTCAATGACATTCCTGAAATGCGTAAAGCCTTCGCTGGGCTGGTTATGGAAAGCGTGGACATCACCTACACGCTAGCGGGTTCAGGTAAATCACCCAAAACCTCAGAGCTGATTATTCGGAACTGGTAATGCTATGAAACCACTATTTATCCCACTCAAGGCTGAGTTTTATGAAGCCTTTGCTGCTGGCAGCAAAGATACTGAGTATCGGCTTTACGGCGTACGGTGGAATGAGCATACCTGTGCAATCGGTCGGGCAGTTGTCCTAAGCTATGGCTATGGTGTTCAACGGCGCATGAGCGGGGTGGTGGTTGGTTTCACGCGTAGCCGCCAAGTCATGGCTTCTGAGGCATGGCTTAAATGCTATGGTGAGAAACTAAGTGAAGCGGCATGTATTCAGATAAAGATAACGCGTTGAGTTGTACTGTGAAATAAAAAACCGCCCTAAATTGAGCGGTTTTTTTATTGCTTTATAACTTGCTGTGCTTCGCCAACAGAGCGTTACTCCAGTTGTCCCAACCACAGCTAGGAGCCTCCAAATGATTCACCCAAACGTCAAAGCTATTATCAAAGGTCGCATCACCGTATTTCATAACCTCGCGCTGGCAAGAAACTATCTCGACCGCTGTCTAAAAATTCACTGCATTGTTCTAGGTGAGTTGGTCGGTGAGTATTGGGTGGTGACCCCCGCCGATGCCAGCCGCTTAGAACGGGCTGGATTTGAAATCGCCTAAGCCGCTCGATAGATCATCTTGCCGCCGTTGGCAAAGTGATCCTGCAAATAAATAAACCGCCCTAAAGGCGGTTTATTTTTATCGGGCGGTTAAGTGTTAATTGATGTTGAGTGGGTAAATGTCCCCGCTACTGATGTCGGCATCATAAGTAACATTACTGAAGTCGCTAAGCTGCTCTGCGATTACAACCCCACCAACTGATTTAATTGCTACACCATGCTTGCGAGAGAGTAGCGTCAGCTCGATGATAAATTGATTGTAATTCGCTTCGGTAGTTGCTTGGTTTAGGTTGTCTGTCATGCTGCGCTCCTTAAGATTTTTAATTCAATACCTGTATGAACGCTCTTTGGGCTTAAAAAGCCAAGTTAATTTTTGTTTTTTAATCTACATAATTCATTTGTACTAATTACAAATTAAATTTTGAGTGGTTTATCTCGTAAATCTGGATAATTTATCTCGCGCCGCATCAATTATTTGCAAATATTGACCGGCTTTGTTGCAGGTTAGCTTGGCTTCGACTTGTTTTGTG